CAAAGGACATGCGCAATGAGCCATTGTACCAGAACTTGTTCTGGCAACTTGGTGCAAAGGGTATTGAGTGGGAGTGGTTGTTTGCCGAGAAGAAAGGCCAGCACCACATCCACCAACGCGCTAACTTGATGGGCTTTGATTGGGTTTGGCGTGTAGATGATGATGCAGTACCAGAGCCTAATGTACTAGAGAACCTAGCAAAACACATTGGCGATGGTATAGGAGCAGTTGGTGGGTCTGTACTAAACCCACCACACCAACCAGCTTACTTAAACTCCACTGGGCTTATTGATAAAATCAACGATGAGCCAAACATCCAGTGGGGTTTGATTAAGCAAGTTAAACAAGTTGAGCATTTGTATTGCAGTTTTTTATATCGTGCTGGAGTGCATGATTATAACTTGGGATTATCCCGAGTAGCCCACAGAGAGGAAACACTTTTTAGTTGGGGTCTGCATCATAAAGGTTACAAGCTGTTAGTGGTGCCCAATGCAGTAACATGGCATTTAAAGAACCCCCAAGGTGGGATTCGAGATGGATCCAGAATGGAGATGTTTGAGCACGATGAGCAAATTTTTAAAAACACTATTGAATACCGTAGCAAGAACATTGTGGTACTCAATTGCGGGCTTGGCGACCACATTGTATTTAGCCACGTTTTGCCTGCAATACCTAGCGCTGAAGTCTTTACATGTTACCCTAAAGTGGTACCCGGCAGATCAATAAAAGAAGCCGAACAGTTATTTGGCGATCTGACACAGTTTAATGTGTACGCCAAAATGGCACAGTGGAACTGGAAGGGTAGTTTGGAGGATGCGTATAGGAAGCTGTATTTATGATCATCATAGCGCCGTATGCCCAAAAACTACGCAATGGTAAAGAAAACCCTAAAAACTATCCATACTGGGAAGAGTTGATCAGCAAGATAAAAGAGCCAATTATTCAAGTTGGCATTGAGGGTGAGAAACAACTTGTCGATGATTTTAGAAAAAATCGACACATATCTGAGTTACGTACACTGCTTAAAGATTGTACCACTTGGATTGGAGTAGATAGTTTTTTCCAGCACTTAGCTTGGGATGAAGGTGTACCCGGGATTGTGTTGTGGGGGCCATCTGATCCGCTGATATTTGGGCATAAAGAAAATAGCAACTTACTAAAAGATCGGTCTTATTTAGTAGAGAATCAATTTTTATGGTGGGAGAATACTGAACACCGAGCAGACCGATTTGTAAAACCTAAAGAAGTATTGCAGTATCTATACAAGGATTAAAACATGGCACAAAGCGGCTATACCACCATACAGTCATACTACAGCAACGTTGCTGGTCACGTACCCACATCGGCTAATCTGGTTAGTGGGGAGTTGGCTGTTAACATTGTTGACGGCATACTGTATTACAAAGATAATACTGGTACAGTACAAGTTCTGTCCAACGCCAATGCAGACTCACATTTAAAATGGGACGCAGCAAACGCTACTTTGATTGTATTATCAAACGGCGCGTTAGAAATTCCTGTCGGTAACGCAGCCCAACAGCCCGCCAATGCTTCCACTGGAATGATTCGTTTTAACACCACAGTATCTGAATTTCAAGGATATAACGGCAGCACTTGGAGTCAAATTGGCGGCGGTGCAACAGGTGGTGGCCCAGATCAAGTGTTTGTGCAAAACCAAGCAATTGTAACTACAAATTATACATTGACAACAGGATACAACGCCGAATCAGTCGGCCCTATCACAATTAATTCAGGAGTCACCGTGACAATTCCTTCAAATCAAAGGTGGGTAATATTATGAGTTCAGTAGCTTTAGCAGCAGGCGCATCAGGCACAGGAAGTGTCACACTTCAAGCCCCTGCTACCAATAACACAGATGTAATTACTATTCCTGATACTACAGGTACTATGATGGTATCTGGCAATATGCCAGCTTTTAGTGCTTATCAAAGCGGCTCACAGTCAATTACTGCCACAGTTCAAACAAATACAGTGTTTAACACAAAAACTTTTGATACTGGAAGTTGTTTTAATAACACAGGAAGTACGGTCACATTAAACGGGATTTCTACGCCAGCTTATGCGTTTGCTCCTAATGTGGCTGGGTACTATCAAATAAATACAACTGTGTCAAATCTATATGCACTTGCTGGGTATACAAACATTTCTATTTATAAAAATGGTTCTGCTTATGCAAATGGTTTATTTGCTACTGCGATTTCAACAGCAACTGCTTACGGTTCTGCTTGCGGTTCTACTGTTATTTACTTTAATGGGACTTCTGATTATGTTCAAATTTATTCGCAAGGAAATGCAAATATGACTCTTGCATATTGTTCTTTTAGTGGTTCTTTAATAAGGGCAGCATAATGGCACTCTACGACCAAATTCTAGCAATCTATCCTACGCTTACTCAAGCAGACTTTATGCCAAATGGCACAATTCACCTTCAAAACGACAGTGATGGTAAAGGTGATTACATTAAAAGCTGGACTAATAGCAACCCACAACCAACAGCCGAGCAATTAACGGCAACAGGAAAGTAATATGGCATACGGCACAGTTCAGGCTGATGTTATTCAGTCAAGCGTAGCAAATACATCATTAGGAGCAGGTAATGCTTCTATTATGAAGAACCGCATTATTAATGGTGCGATGGTTATTGACCAAAGAAATAATGGTGGTAGTTTTACTCCTGTTACAGGGCAATATCTATTAGATAGATTTCTTACAAATTTATCTCAAGCAAGCAAATTTACAGTGCAGCAAAACGCTGGTTCTGTAACTCCACCCGTTGGTTTTACTAATTACCTTGGCGTTACATCTTCTTCGGCGTATTCTGTTGCAGCTGGAGATTATTTTAATATTGGTCAAAAAATAGAAGGATTTAATGTTGCTGATTTAGGGTGGGGCACCGCCAATGCCAAATCTGTAACTGTTTCATTTTGGGTTTATTCAAGTTTAACAGGAACATTTGGGGCAACATTAAACAATAGCGGACAATCAAGAAGCTACCCGTTCACATACACTATTGGTGCAGCAAATACTTGGACACAGGTAAGTACTACAATTGTTGGTGATTCATCTGGAACTTGGTTGACAACTAATGGTACAGGATTACAAATACTGTTTAATTTAGGAACTGGAACAACTTACAGTGGTCCAGCGGGTGCTTGGGCTTCTGCAAACTATGTTTCAGCCACAGGCTCAACATCCGTAGTAGGAACAAACGGAGCAACCTTTTACATTACTGGTGTTCAACTAGAAGTAGGTTCTAGTGCTACTGGATTTGAGTATCGTCAGTATGGTCAAGAGTTAGCTTTGTGTCAGCGGTATTATCAAACTGGCGGTCTTGCATTTTCTGGATATAACACTACAAGCGGTTCTGTAGGTGGAATAGCACCTTTTGCTGTAACCATGAGAGCAACACCAACAGTTACTTATACAGATACATTAAATACAAATACTGCAACTGGAACATCGCAATCAAATATTGGTTCAACAAATTATGCTGCTGGCGGTGAAACTACAGTAACTACAACTGGTGGCTACAGATTTGCAAGAACATTTACTTCTTCTGCGGAGCTATGATGTATAAATTAGGTAAAAACGACAAAGGTCAAATAACAATTATTATTAGGGTTTCTGATAATGCTGGTATTCCACTAGATGAAGCCAACACAGACTACCAAGCCTTTTTGAAGTACCAAGCTGAAGGTGGCAAGGTATATGCTGCTGATGAGGAAGTACCTGTAAATGGGTAAACCATTGAACAACCTTCAAGGATTCCACTTTGGAAGCCTAACTGTCCTATCTTTAGGAAAATCTAAAGGTAATGGCGCAGTTTGGCTATGCCAATGTAAATGTGGAAACCAAAAGGAAGTTCGTGCATCTGACATGGTTGAAGGCAAAATTAAATCTTGTGGTTGCGAACATATTAAGCGTATCTCCAAAGCAAGCACAAAACATGGCATGAAAAACACACGTACATATAGCATTTGGCAAGCCATGAGAAATCGTTGTAACCGCATCAATCAAGATTATTCTTGTCGTGGCATTACTTATGACGAAAGATGGGATTCATTTGAAAATTTTTATCTTGACATGGGCGAAGTGCCAAACGGAATGAGTCTTGATAGAATTGATGTAAATGGCAACTATACTAAAGAAAACTGTCGCTGGGCTACTCGTGAACAGCAAGCCAATAACACTAGAGCAAATGTGTTTATTGAATGGAATGGTAAGCGTCAAACTCGTTCACAATGGGAAAGAGAATTAAATATGAAACCAACAACACTTAAAGGAAGATTAGCTAGAGGCTGGTCTATGGAAAAAGCTATGAAACCAATAGCCGAGGGTAACACACCCCTACCAGCAGATACAGGAGCTTAAACCATGGCATTAAACGATACTATCCTCGCATCAATCGAAGCTGAACTAGCTGTTCTTAAAGGCGAAGAGGCTGCTCCAGCTCCCGTGGTAGAAGCTGTTCCAGCACCAACACCGGCCCCTGTGGTAGAAGCTGATGTGCCTCCAGTAATTCGTTGGGCTCGTGAAGAAGCCGCCCGCCACCAAGCTAAATAACAATAAAAAGAAAGCCCCAGCGATGGATATCCAAACTCTTATAAACACAGTACTGCCACTGATCTGTGTTGCTATTGGTTGGTTTTGCAAAGAGCTCTGGACTGCGGTTCAGGACTTAAAAGATGATGTAACTGGTCTGCGCGCCCATCTAGCAGAAAACTACATGCACAAATCTGACTTTGCAGATCGCTGGGAAGAAGTTCTGCAATCAGTTCATAGGCTTGAAAATAAAATTGATAGGTTGATAGAAAAATGATTCAAAAGGTTCTAAACGACCTACTAACTGGAGCAGATAACAAGACACATGACATAGCGCGTTGGTCTTGGATGCTCTCCTTTTTTGCAGTGCTAATTGGCGCAACCTACGAAATGATTCATGGTGACATGCCTGTGCTAAAAGACTTTGCCGAAGCCATTGGTATTATCGCTGGCGCACACGGAGCA